AAGCCAACCCTAACCCTCCACCTGATAATGAAAAAGAAATACTGCAACTAAGTATTTATCGATGGTTATTCAAAGACTTATTTAAAAATATTGATGATGAAGCTGTTATTTATTTGTGGGTTATGGGTCATACCAAAAGGGAACAATTCCCAGAGGTAAGTGAAGTACCTTTGAAGCTTATACCTCTTGACCAGATAGAGGTGTATGTGGATAATAAGTTACAGATAGCTTCTAGTACAGAAGCACCTGCTATGGATTGTAACTTACAATGGATGTGTGACTACTGTAATGTTAGAGATAATTGTCCTGATTATCAAGACAGACACGCAGTATCTTTCGGGGATGAGAGGTAAGTAGTTTATCCCTTATAAACAAAGGGTTAGAGCTACTTTCTTGATACGAATGCATACAATAGGTAGAAGTGTAATAGAAGAATTACTAACTACCCTCTATAATAAGTACTATATTAAGTAATATTATTAAGCTATAGATTAGGTAATATACTACTACGTACTCTATTACTAATCCTAATATTAATACTATTACTTAAACTATTACTTATACTAATACCTTATAGGAGAAACATATATGGATGTACCTAGTAGTACAATCGAATTATTAGAAGTATTAAAAAACAAATACCCTGATTTGGCTTGTACTGACCCAGATGAGGTAGGTACTCCAGCGTACTGGAAGGCTATGGGTATTGTTGAATTAGTACGAGAACTAACGTACTATATCGAACAGAGAGGAAAATAAAATGGGTGGTAAAACCAAAACTAGAACTAAGACAGTAACAGTAGAAAATCCAGTAAACGCACAACTTAGAGACACAGCCACTAGACTTGAGGCTGAGAAACTTCAGATGCAGTCTGACTTTACTAGTCAGCTAGAAGCTTTACGAGGACAGTACTCTACAGCACAGCAAGGTTTATCAGAGTACAAGGATATGTATTCTACAACAGCCCTTAAGCTAGGTACACTACAAACAGAGAAGTCTGCCCTTGAGTCTGCCTATGCAGGAACACAAGCCCTATTAGAAGGTAAGACACAAGCCTTATCTGAAAAAGAAGCTGCTTTACAGATGACTCAAGAAGAGTTTAACAAGTGGAAAGATAACCAGACTACTACTGTTATCAAAGGTGGATTAACAAGCGGAGCTACACAAGGCGAAGTACAATCACAGGTAAGTAGTAACAGAGAGACAGTAGCTAAACCTACTTCCTCAACTGATGTATTCTTACGTAAGCTTAAGAGGTCTGGTGTAGCAGAAAACTTATCAAACACAGGACTTTCAACAGGCGGTACAAAAGCAAAAGTATACGCAGGTTTAAAACTTTAGGAGAAATAAATGCTTTATGAGGATAAGGTACTAGACGAATACGGTTCTTCTAGCAGCCGATATAAAAGATTAGAAGAAAAACGTAGTACCCTAGAAGGTATCTGGAGAGATTGTAGTGCCTTAACTCTACCGTATGTATTTCCAGATGAACATAGATATGAAGGTCAAGAGTACTCTACACCTTACAACTCTATTGGCTCAGCTAGTGTAAACAACCTAGCGAGTAAACTACTTATGGCTCTACTTCCTGCAAGCGGTAACTTCTTTAGACTTATGCCTAATGAAGATGCTGTAGCTGAGTTAAGCCCTGAAGATATGGCACAGTTAGATAAGGAACTATCTAAAATTGAGAGAGCTATTAACGTACTAATTGATACACAAGCTCTACGAGTTCCTTTGTTTGAAGCTCTTAAACTACTTATTATTACAGGTAATGTAATGTTGTATAAGGTTAAGGGTGGAGGAATGAAAGTATTCAACCCTTACGAGTATGTAGTTAGCCGAGACTATGTAGGTAATATTGTTGAGATAGCAATCAAAGAGAAGATTAATAAATCAGTACTACCTAAAGACATCCAAGAAGTACTACAAGAATCTCAAGCCTATCAAGAATCAAAAGAAGAGGTAGAGATTTTTACTTCTATTGTACGTAAGTCAGTAGACAAGTACATAGCCTACCAAGAAGTATGTGGTGTACTACTACCTAAATCTATCTATGAATACAAAGCAGATGAACTACCTTACGTACCTCTACGCTGGACTAATACATTCAATGAAGCGTATGGTCGTGGTTTAGTAGAACAGTATCTTGGAGACCTACGTAGTTTAGAAGGTTTATCTAAGCTTATGTTAGATGGTAGTGGTATTGCTAGTAAGTTTGTATTCGGATTACGCCCTGCTGCTTCTACTAAGATTGATGATTTAACAGCAGCTAGAAATGGTGATGTTATCTTAGGTGACTTAGAGCGTGATGTAACTATACTACAAACTAACAAAGCTCCTGACCTAAACATTCCATTCCAGATGATGGGTCAACTAGAGACTAGACTTAACAGAGCATTCTTAAATGTACAGGGTGGAGTAAGAGATTCAGAGAGAACTACTGCTATTGAAGTACGTGCTACTATCGCAGAACTAGAAGCTGCATTAGGCGGTACATATTCTGTACTTGCACAAGAGTTCCAACTACCTCTACTCACTTTACTATTAAAAGAAGTAAACCCTAAAGTATTAAAGATTACTACACCTTCTATTGTTACAGGTGCTAGTGCTATTAGTCGTGAGCGTGACTTACAGAACCTAACTTATATGGTACAGTCAATGGCACAACTATCTCCTGACATCTTAATGTCTAACTTGAAGATTGATGGATACTTAACTGCTGTAGCTACTGCACTAGGGATTGACCCTACTTCTGTTGTTAAATCTCCACAAGAGAAACAACAAGAACAGCAGCAAGCAATGCAACAGCAACAGGCTATGATGCAACAGCAGCAAGAGATGTCTCTACAACAACAAAACAACCAGGCAGCTAACCAGGCTGCTGTTAACGCTTCAAAGGAGTAACGTATGGCGTGTAAGAAGAAAAAGAAAGGCGGTAAATAATGGCTAAGGTATGGAAAGCGGAAGACTTTGCTAAGGCTAAGAAAGTTGATATGGAGAAACTAGAGGCTGACCGTAAAAAGAAAGCCACTGCTACTCGTAACAAACGTATTAAAGAAGACTCAGAGAAAGAAGGTTATATGAAACCTAGCGGCTCTATGTCTAAATGATGTACTAAAAGGAGAGAATAATGTCTGAAGAACAAGTACAAGAATCACCCCCAGTAGAACAATCTACTATCCTATCCCCTGAAGAAGTAACTGCTACCGTAACAGGTGGTGATGCTCCTAAAGAAGATGTAGTACTACCTAGCGAAGAACCTGATGAGGTATTATACGCTGGTAAGTACAAGTCTATTGAGGATATGGAAAAGGCTTATAAAGAGCTAGAATCTAAGCTGGGTCAACCTAAGACTGCTGAAGAGACTCAAGAAGCACCTCAGCCTACTGAAGAAGTACAGCAGGAGAAAGACCCTGAGTATGAAGCATACCTACAAGAGAAGGCAATGAATAAGTTGTTAGAACCTTATGGTGGTATGGAGAAATACACACAAGCTTCTGAGTGGGCTAACAGTAATTTCTCTGAACAAGAGATTGCTCAGTTCAATACAGCTATTGATGAAGCAGCAGGTAATGAGGCTGTGATAGGTACTCTAATCGGTTCATTTATGAAGATGGCTGAGATGGGTATGTCTAAAGGAGAAGTCAAGGCAGAGCCTATCCATAGCTCTGAGACTACTAAAGTAGAACGTAACAAAGGGTATGAGACTAAATCAGATATGATGAAAGATATTAATGACCCTCGTTATCATAAAGACCCTTCCTTCAGAGATAAGGTAGCTTCTAAGGTAGCTCTTACTAATGAGGCTGCTTGGTACGCTAACCTACCTAAATATTAATCAACTTTAATCTCCCTCTAGCGAGGGGGTTCAAGAAGTGTACTGGGGTTTTCTCTCCTTTGCCTCGGTATACTTCTTGAGCCTTGTGTAATACTCTACGGAGTTAAGTATACGAGATACCTCAGCGTTGATTTATTTCAAAAAAACAGATATATAAAAGACTAGCTAACTTTAGAATATCAAAAAAACAAAACTTATTATTATTACATTATACTACAAGGAAAAATATAATGGCAACTTCACATAACGTAACAAACCCAATTAACACTAACGGTGTATCAGCCGTTCCTGGTGCATCTAACCGTGACTTAGGTCTTAAGCTATACTCTAACGAAGTAATCGCAGCATTCACTCGTCGTAACATCTTCTTAGATATGGTTAAAACACGTACTATCTCTGGTGGTATCTCTTCACAGTTCATCGTAACTGGTCAAGCTTCTGAGTCAGATGCTACTACTCACACTCCTGGTGCTGATGTTGCTGCTCAAGTTTTAAAAGTAACTGAGCGTGTAATCTCAATCACTGACCGTGTATACTACTCTCACTTTGTAGATAAGCTAGATGAGAAATTAGCACAGTATGACCTACGTGGTGAACTAGCTAAACAAGCTGCTGAAGCATTAGCTACTAAAGTAGACAAAGCTGTAGGTGTATTAGTAATGCAAGCTTCTGAAGCTGCTGCTACTGACACTCAGATTGGTGGACATATCGTAGATATGGGTACTAAGGCTGCTTTCGCTGCTCTTTCTACTGAAGCTAAAGGTGATGCTATTGTTGAGTCTTTATTTGATGCTAACGTAGCGTTCAACGCTGCTGACGTTCCTATGGATGGTCGTATCTTAGTTACTACTCCACAGAACTACGCTTACATTGTACAATCACAGAAAGCTGTAAACCGTGACTTCACAAACGGTAACGGTGGTATTGATTCTGGTGAAGTAATGAACATTGCTGGTACACCTATCAAGTGGTCTAACCACCTACCTACTCGTAACACAGCTAACAATGCAGACCTTATTGGTTTATTCTTCCAGTCTGGTTGTGTAGGTGTTGTTAAAGCTATGGATATTACTTCTGAAGCTAACTACATCCCAGAGAAGCTAGGTGACTTACTTACTTCTTACTACGCACTAGGTATGGGCGTACTAGAGCCAGGTAAAGCTGCTTCTTTAGTAACAACAGATGCTTAATAATTAATTATTAGGTAGCATACTAAGCCCCTTCTTACGAGGGGGTTTAACTATGTTGCCTTACTACGGAGATTTAAAATGGCAGTAATTGATTTATCTGATATTAATCAGAACAAACTTGGACTAGTAAACCGTTGCCTTCAGGCTATCGGAGAAGCTCCATTACCTCAAGGTACAATAGCCTCTGAGTTCCCTCTAGGTAGTGATACCTATGTAGCTGATAGTATTGTAGATGACGTATGGTTAGAAGTACAAAATATGGGGTGGTGGTTTAATACAGATTATAACTTTAAACTATTCCCTGATGCACAAAAATTCATTTCATTCCCAGCTTCAGTACTACGTATTGATGGTGGTAGATATAATAACTACATTAAAAGAGAAGGTATGTTATATGACCGAAAGGAACAATCCTTCCTATTTGAAAACCCAGCAGAAGTAAATATTATCTGGGCTATCGGATATTCTGACTTACCTGTTTCTGCTTACGAGTATATCGCTAACAGAGCTGCTAGAAAGTTCCAGCAAAAGGTAATTGGAAGTCAAGAACAAACACAGATGTTAGTTATTGAAGAACAAGAATCACTAATAAACTTACAGCGTGAAAACGCTCAGTATCAAGATTTTAATTTAATTGAGAGTCAAGTTAGCGACAGATGGGCTAATCCACTAAGGGGGTACTAATGGCTTTACTAAACCATACACTACGTTCTTTAGCTCAAGGTGTATCTCAGCAGCACGAAGAAGCTAGATTTGAGACACAAGTAGCTGAAATGATTAACTGTATTCCAGACATTTCTCGTGGTATCTATAGACGTAACCCTATTGAAGATTTAGGTTCAATCAACTCAACAACATTTAACAGTAACACTAACTTCTTTACCTATGCGTATGATAGAGGTGATGGAGATAAGTATTTAATTATGCTTAATGGTAAAGGTTCTATTTCTGTTACAGATTTAAACACTGGTTCAACAGTCTTTGAAGCTACTAATAGTTACTTTACTGTACCTCCTACTGGTAGATTCCATAATATCTATGATAGCTTTATTTTAAGTACAGCAGGTGATATTACATTTATTGTTAATAAGAATACTACAGTAGCTAAAGAAACAGCTACAGATGGTACACTAGGACAACAGAATGAGATAGGTGTTTACTGGATTAAAGATGTTACTAGTGTTGAGACAGGTATCCAGACTGAAGGTTTATCAGGTGGTGGTACAGTCCAGGCAGCAAGCTACCAAGGACACACCTATACACTTAACGGACAGACAGTTACAGCAAGACGTACTTATGTATGGAATAGTACTACAGAGACTTTTGAGATTGATGTAGACGTACTTGAAGCAGAAGATATTGCTGCTGAGTTAGCAAGTAAGTTAGGTTCTAACTATGCTGCCTCTGGTTCTTTTGTTTACTGGGTAGGCTCTGGTACACCTCCTGAATGGTCTTGGGCTGATAATATGAGTAATTCTGTATCCTTTGGTTGGAATGGTTTTATTGCAGCCGTTACAGATTTACCTACTTATCTACCTGCTTCCCTAATTACTTACTATGAAACTACTAGAGCATTAGGTAGTATTGATGTAGAGGTTACTGGTGGTACTGATGATAACATTGGTTACTGGGTAACGTATACTAATACAGGATGGATTGAAGGAAATAAACCTGGTCTATCTAATACACTAGATAAAACTACAATGCCTCACGTACTTGTCTTAGATGAGAATGGAGACTTTAACCTTTCTACTTATGATACAACTGACTTACAAACTATCCCAGGTTTAAGCAATACTGCACTAGGCTGGAAGAAGAGAATATATGGTGATGAGTATACAGCTAAAGACCCTAGTTTTGTAGGTAAGCAGATTAATGATATATTCATCTACCAGAATAGACTAGGTATGTTAGCAGGTGAAACTACTGTACTATCTGAGATTGATAACTATGGTAACTTCTACCCTACTACTGTACTTACTTTAGTAGATAATGACCCTATTGATTTAAGTATGACAGGTAACAATGTTACTATACTACGCTATGCTCAAGAAGTTGGTGGTAGGTTAGTAGTATACTCAGATGATTCTCAGTTTGCTATTACAAGCTTATCAGGTGCATTGACTCCTAGCTCTACCGTTGTTGGTAGTATTAGTAAGTATAATATCTTACCAGGCTCTAAGCCTATTGTACTCGGTGACTCTGCTTATTTCGTATCTTCTGTAGGTAAGTCTAAACGACTATACAGATATAACCTATCTAACACAGTAGATAATAAGTACGTAGCAGAAGATGTAACTGTACATACCCCTACCTACCTATTGAACAATATCTTTAAGATACTAGGTCATACTACAATCGGATATACTATGCTTCTTAGTTATAACAAGCAAACTATGTATGTCTTTAACGGTACTATGATTGGAGAGAAGGCTGTACAGTCGGCTGTTCATAGATGGGATATGCCTTTCCCTGTTGTTGGTGGTAGTATAGTAGATAACACACTATATGTTACTATGTATAATACAGACACAGATGAAGTGTATCTTGGAACTATTAGCTTAAACACACCTACTAACTACGAAAGCGTAGAGTATAAAGATACATTAGGTGGTGTTGACTATGCCTTTAATTCTCTAGTAGAGTTATCTGAATGGCAAGTTAAACAAGAAGACTTTGGTACTAGTAGAGGAAGATTACAGATACGTACTATCCAATACTCTTTAGATGACTCAAGTAGCTATATGACTGTGCTTGAAAACAAAGACTTGACTATTACTGTATTCCAATCTTTAATTCAAGAAGGTGTATGGGATGATACTCTTAACTGGGTAGATGGTTCACCTTGGATTGATGAGGGTTATAAGTTTAACCGTTACTATTATAACAATGAAAGGATTACAGTTATGGGTAATAGTAAAACTACTACTATAACATTTAAAGAAAATGAGAATGAGCCAACGAAAGGTTTTAACTTAAAGACAGTTAACTACGAAGGTGACTTCTATCAGCGTTCACAAAGATACTGATAACGAGGAATACAAATGATTTCAAATAAATATTTTCAGGCACTTGATGGCACTACAAGAACATTCTTGGCTGACTTCATTATCAAGTCAGAACAGTACTGCCGAGTGTACTTATATAAATACGACCCTGATGGGGTAGATGGTTCTATTGATAGTGCTACAGGTTTATACGTACGTACAGTAAACTCTCCACAGGTAGAAGATAATACTAGCTCAACTAACTGGGCGTTAGTAAATAACGTAATTAGTTTCTATACAGCACCTCCTACTGGTGCTACACTAGTTGTTGAAGTAGCTTCTACACCAGAAGAGTTAGGGGATATTTTAGCTGGCTCTGCTTTACTACAAGCACAAGATGCTAGAGACCTAGCTGAAGGATACAAAAATGAAGCTCAAGCAGCTCAGGCTGCTTCTGCGGCAGCTCAGGCTGCTTCTGAACTAGCTCAAGCAGGTGCAGAGATAGCAGAGATTAGTGCTATTAATAAAGCAAATGAAGCGGCTACTAGTGCTTCTTCTGCTAGTACTTCAGCTACCAATGCAGCCAATAGTGCAGCAAGTGTATTACAAAGTGAGATTAATGCTGGTAACTCAGCTACAGCTTCAGCGGCTAGTGCTTCTGCTGCTAGTACTTCTGAGTCTAATGCTTCTGGTTCTGCTTCTTCAGCAAACATTTCAGCAACTAATGCAGCTAGTTCAGCTTCTTCTGCTAGTACTTCTGCTACTAACTCAGCTAACTCAGCAACAGCCTCAGCTAACTCAGCTACAGCTTCAGCTAGTTCAGCAACATCAGCTAGTAACTCAGCCTCTACTGCTACTACACAAGCTTCTACTGCTACTACACAAGCTGGTATTGCAACAACTAAAGCAAGTGAAGCAAGCACATCAGCTACCAATGCAGCCAATAGTGCAGCAAGTGTATTACAAAGTGAGATTAATGCTGGTAACTCAGCAACAGCAGCAGCGAGTTCAGCGGCAGCAGCTAATACAGATGCACAACTAGCCTCTATTGCAGCGACCAACTCAGCTAATAGTGCTAGTGCAGCAAGTACATCAGAAACCAATGCAGCAGCGACATTAGAAAGCTTCCAAGACATCTATCACGGAGCATTAGCAACAGCACCTACAAGTAACGTAGACACTGGTGACTTATACTTTGATACTGCTCTAAATGAAATGCGAGTATATGATGGTTCGATATGGAAAGCAGCAGGTTCAACAGTAAACGGTACAGCTACACGTCAATCATTCACAGCTACATCAGGTCAAACTACTTTTACAGTTGCAGGTGGGTATGATGCAAACTTTGCAGATGTCTATTTAAACGGTGTAAAGTTAGTTAATGGAGTTGATGTCAATGTAACAAGTGGTGTAAATGTTGTATTAACAACAGGTGCTACAGCAGGAGATACAGTTGATGTAGTTGCGTATGGTGCTTTTGAAATAGCTGATACTTATACACAAACAGAAATTGATAACCTTATTAGTTATGGTGGAGGAAACCGAAATACTAATATCGCCACAGGTTTAAATGCTTTATCAAGTAATACTACAGGTGCTTCCAACACTGCTAGTGGTAGAGATGCTTTATTAAGTAATACTACAGGTGGTGCAAACACTGCTAATGGTACAAATGCTTTATATTATAATACTACAGGACATTCCAACACTGCTAATGGTTTAGGTGCTTTAAAAAGTAATACTACAGGTATTTACAACACTGCTAATGGTGCAGGTGCTTTATACAATAACACCACAGGTAATTACAACACTGCTAATGGTAGAGATTCTTTAAAAAAAAATACTACAGGACATTCCAACACTGCTAATGGTAGAGATGCTTTATTTTATAATACTACAGGTTCTTCCAACACTGCTAATGGTTCAGGTGCTTTATTAAGTAATACTACAGGACATTCCAATACTGCTAATGGTAAAGATTCTTTAAGAAATAATACTACAGGTTCTTACAATATTGCTAATGGTGTAAGTGCTTTAAAAAGTAACACCACAGGTTCTCTTAACACTGCTAATGGTTTAAATGCTTTATATAATAATACTACAGGTTCTTTCAACATTGCTAATGGTGTAAATGCTTTACAGTATAATACTACAGGTTCTTTTAACATTACTAATGGTAGAGAGGCTTTACAGTATAATACTACAGGTTCCTTTAACATTGCTAATGGTTTATGTGCTTTAAGAAAGAATACTACAGGCGATAACAACGTTGCTAATGGTAGAGATGCTTTATACAGTAATACTACAGGTTATTTCAACACTGCTAATGGTGTAAATGCTTTATATAGTAATACTACAGGTTATAACAACACTGCTAACGGTAAAGGTGCTTTAAAAAGTAATACTACAGCCTATAATGTTACAGGTATAGGCTTTGACGCTCAGGTATCTGGCAGTAATCAGGTTCAGTTGGGTAACGCAAACACGACAACTTATGTTTATGGTACTGTTCAAAACCGTTCAGATGTTAGAGATAAAGCAGA